GGTCAAAGCAGCTCCAATACCAGAAGTCAGTGCGCTGGCTACAAATGGGTTCATGCCAGCAGGCGCAAGATACGGCGCATATGCGCCAATAGCTATGGGCGCGACTGTTTTTACCAACTTTCCAAGATTTTTGAACATTAAGCCGTACTCACTGTTACTGTACCAATTGCTCCAGATGCACTTGCCCCGTCTGGAACTGCCGTATTGATTAGGGAAATTCTAACATCATTCCCCATTCTATACAATGCCCCTGCCTCTAAGCCCGTGTCAGAGGTGGGTAAATCGGTAAATGTTACTTTTGTTGCTCTCTCATCACCGGAACTACGCTCCTGAGCAATAAAAAGCTCTAATGCACGCACCAAATCAGCGAAGTATTCTTGGCTATACTCCCCAGGCGCGTCAGGAAGTCTTGGAGCCGGTACGCCCACCAGTGACATTATCTTCTCCCGTCAGGACGCAAATCTACCCGTGGAACACCTAGCTTCCATCTCACGCCTAAATCATCTGACTCTACGCGCATAGCAAATGACCTACCGCGCAACCTCATATCAAGCTCGTTTGTCCACTGCTCCACAGGTGTAGTCGCGGTTCTTGTGACAGTATCTGTGTCAGTTTGATTGTAATTTGCGCCTGGGTATGTTCGAGTTTTCAAGGTAAAGTCTACCTGTGGGTTTGACGCGGTAGAACCGTCAAACCGCAAATCAGGTATTAGACGCCTTGTCAGCAAGAACTTGTCTCCATCGCCAATATCCATTTGAGATGATTCAATGTATGAGTCCATTGCCACACCATCATCATCAACGCCAATCTCATGGTTGTATAGGTAATTGTCGCCATCTGAGTCTTGCCCAGCAGCTATTGGGTACTGACGGATGCCTCTGTCTCTCCACGCGGTGCGGGACAAGTTTCCGTAATACCAAATACGGTCGAGATAGTTGTAAATTACATATCTGTCATTTTCAGTTGATGATGCTGACGGATAGAACCAAATAACCTCACCCCACTGTGAGTTAACGCCGCATACAACCTTGTCTTTTTGTTCAAAGTTAAAGTCCAAGAAAACATAATCACGGACAGTGCAAGGAAGTTGCTTTGTTTGCCCAGAGTAAACATAGAAGTTGTCATTACCCATCCAGAACACAAAATCTTCTGTCGCAATAGCGGCTTCTGGCCCCATAATCGTGATATTAGACGCAAGCTGTTGCAGGCCAAAGGTAAATGGAGGCCCAATAAACCGCATAGAGTGTAGAGATTTGTCTGTCCAAATCAGAACCTCACGCTTTGTTTCTACAGCCTGAACAAATGTACTGCCTGAACCCAAGCGCAAACTACCAGCCGTGTTGTCTGACCGCGTTTCCCAATCAGTAAGGCTTTCTTGGCTTGAAAAGCGAATAAGAAGATTATCTTGCTGTGTGTCCCCCTCGCCATTACAAGCGAAAGCAATAACATGGCGGTCCAAATCAGACACCAACACTTGCTTGGCTATTGTTGGCACGTTATTAGCACCACTCAAGGATGTGAGGTTGACGGCGCGCCCAGACAAAGTATTTGTTTTGTCCCAATAGTATATTGCGCCATCAATAGGATTAATAAGCAAGTCTTCGCCAAAGTTGTCGTGTGACCATAAGCGAAGCTCTGTGGTTGTCGTCACACCACCAGACGCAGAATCACCCCAGCCGAAGAAATCATCAGACGAGTCTGTGTTCCCAACCGCAAGACGAACAGTAACGCCGCTGCTGTGGGCGGCGGCGGTTGTGCCGCTTGTGCCGCGTGTAAGTCCTGTCAGGTCATTTGTAGACTTGCCTGAGTAAGTAATCAGCTCTTCACCAATTAAAACAGTGCCAGAAGTCGGAAAGTTTGTAGCATCTACAAGAGTAAGTGTTGTATCTGAATCTGTAATACCACCGTTAAGCTGGCTTGTTTCAGCAGCAGGCGTTGTGCCGCCATAAAGCCCAGCCCCCCAACCAGTACCGCCGACACCTGTGTCCAGGCCAGAATTTAACTGATACTCGCCAACTACAGCAGAGCCGCCGTTTCCAGTGTCAGAAGAATTTGCCACAAACGGAGATACATCAATTTCATAGCTGTTTGCGTCCACAACATGAACAATCTGGAACTCTTCGTTCATAACAACAGCAGAAAGATTGCCGCCCAAGCTTACCGCGCCGGAGAAGGTCACAAAGTCATTATCAACAGCGCCGTGAGAGTTATCTGTAACAGTGACAGTGCTAGAACCGTCAGTGGCAGAGAAAGTAACATCACCCGCTGCTGTTGTGTCGCGGATTGGCGTAATGTCATTGTAGGCACCACCCTCTTCAATGTAGTATTTTAAATTGGTGCCCAAACCCATATAGTCAGAGCCATCTAGCGCAACCCAATTATGTAGCCTGCGGGCTGTGCCCAAATAAGTTGAGCTGCTGTACTTTTGCCAGCCACCAATCTTCTCTGGAAAACCTAGATGAAAACGTATTTTGTCGCCATCAAACCAACCGCCCTCATTCGCATATGAGGTAAATTCACGGTTTATGCCTGGGCGAAATTGTAGCTTGGTAAGAGCCATGACACACCTATATCGTTATATGCCCCTCATCATACTACATTTTATTATTATCTGAAAGCGGGGCCTAAAACCCAAGTGACTAAGCTGTATCTTTTGCCTTTTGTAACTGGCGTTACCCTGTGCCCCATTTCTGAGGGAAAGACAATTGCAGTACCTTTTTTATTCCAGTGCTCTGGCAGCTCGACATCATTTTTAAATTCAAAAACGCCGCCCTCATAATCAGACGGGTTTGATAATTGAACAACTATTGAAAGCTTTCTTATGGAATCGCCAAGCTGATGAGAGTCTCTATGAAAGTTATAATGTCCCTTATATGTTTCACAGTATTCTGTGAACTGAGATGTTTCTATCTCATTCAAATCAAAATCATACGCCTCTGCGTTAACTTTGGAAATTATTGAATTTAAGCAGTGATACGCGGGAGAGTCATATATTTTGTGAAGAAAGCAAATTCTGCTGGTTCTTTGCTCCGACTCAACTCTTTCACCCACATCTCCACCAACAGTGCCGAATTGTAAATTATGTTCAGATTTTGCATGAACAATACTATCGCACAATTGTTCTGAAAATGCCTCTTTCACCGTAATAACGGTGGTAAGATTATCATATAAAAAGCCCAACTAACCCTCCACGCGGACTTGTCTTTCAACCGTATCCTTATCGTATATTTCTTTATCGTACCCAAACTCCAAATCCAGCAGCTTACAAACAACATCTGGCAAGTAAAGTCTTGGCTCAGTTACACCAATAATAACTTTATCACCAGACTTTGTTCTGTCTGGTATGCAATGCTGGTCTTTCCACATTAAATCAACAATTATTTCATTGTACTTCGCCTCCTCTTTTACAGGAGTAGGCGAGGGGGGTGGTCGCATCCACGGCCTATGATTTGTTGTATATGCAATAAATCCGTGCCTTGATATAACCTCTGCAATGATAGAAGTTAAAAAGCTATGCTTCCCTTTGTCAAAACCAGAAAAAAGAAATGCGTCTTCCCATCTGCCTTGATAATCATCTTCAGCAGCCTCTTCTTGCATTAAAGAAGCGTTGGCTAGATTTACAGAGTGAAACTGTATCTTATTAAAAAGGTGGGGGGTGGAATTTAACTCTGATTTAGACACCCCTAATGGGGCAATATAATCTTCGGGGGTGTCTATTAAGTTAAATAAATTAATCATGTGACCCCTAAGAAACAGAGATAACCAGCTTGACCAGAATAGGCACTGTAATAGTAAGACGCGCCACCACCGCCCTTGTTGGCAAACATGCCTCTTTTGTTAGAACCCGGATATGTGTTTGGACCCAAACCACTACCGGGGTTTCCTCCACCACCGTTTCCTCTGGCACCTTGCCCGCCGCCAGCTCGTGTATTTACTGAGCCGCTGCCAGAAATGGTGGTGCCTCCGCCAGAAGGCGAATAACTGTTTTGAGGCCCAGGTATTGCATTGCCAGCTCCGCCTACGGTGGCGGTGATGTTGTTTCCAGTAAGCTCAAACACCTCTGTTACAATAGCGCCAATTCCGCCCCACTGGTTAAAGCCTTGACCGCCGCCGCCGCCGCCAATGCCAACAGCAACTGCGGCTGTAGAGCCGAGATTTGAATCAGCGAAGTTTGAAGAGCTGTTCAATGCGCTGACAGCCCCACCACCGGCGGCAATGTTATTGTTGTTTGCAAGGTTCAAACTGTTTCCGTCAACAGTACCCAAAGCCCCATTGTTTGTGATTACAGTGGTATTTCCAATCAAGTAAGCCATTACGAATACTCCTCATTTGGCTTTTGCGGGAAGGTTGCACCGGCGGAAGGATTGCGAGCTATATCTCTAAGCTTTTTCCTATAAGCCTTCCACTCGTCTACGTTTGCGCCGGTCAACCCAACATCGTCAAGAATTGTCCAATCACTTTGACCGAGGTCATAAACAGCCAACTCTTTACTCTCGTCAGCATCTAAAACTTTAAGACCAGCGAACATTTGAGTTGAAGAGTCATAAGTAGAGCCGATATCAGGCATATCGCTGCCTGTATTTGACGCGGTTATCTCAATCCAGTTTGATTCAAGGGCGCTGTCAGCAACAACTACATCTGTCACCACACCGTTTTCAACAATCGCGTAATCAGCCATCTTATGCCTCTAACTCATGCTTGATGTCATAATAATATTCAAACCAACCGGTAGCTATGTACTTTTCACCGTCATACACCGGGTTCCCTCTATGCGGGTGAGTATAGCTTGCGGGCCATATTACCACGCGGCCCGCCTGTGGCGCAACCCTGATGCCCTGCTGCAAAAACTCTGTTTCGCCCTCGCCCTCGTGAGAGGTCAAATACATAATCCAAACAGCGCAACGGGCTCTTGATACAATATCTGGGCCATGCTCATGATGCCAGACATGGTACCCACCCCTTTCAGAAGTCCTTTGAACCTTGCAAGTCATAGAAAAGATAGGCAGATTTTGAAGACCAACGTAGGTCTTTCTATAATCCTCCATACATCTTCCAACGTGAGCATTTATCTCTTTCGACATATGCCTACTTGTGCGCTCAAAAAACAGGGATGTATCTTTTCTTCCTAAAGCGGCGTTCTGAAATTGTTCACCGCCATCAGAGCCATGATTTTGAGCAAACCAAGAGTGCTCATTTAAATCCTCAAACTCTGCGATAACATGACGACAGAAATCTTCGTCTACTACGTTGTCATACACACCAATATAGTGGTCTAATTTAGGTTGCGCCATTTTTGCCCTCCAAAGCTTCTATGCGTTTGCCCTGTTCTTTGATAGCTTCAATCAGCAGCCCTATCAAGCTATCATAATTTACACGAAGATGGTCTGCGTCAGATGTGTCTACACTTGACGGCATAACAGCCATAACTTGCTGGGCGATTACACCCGCGCTTGCGCCTGAACCATCT